CCTAAGAAGATTCTTACTTTGGTTTCTACATCTTCCGGCTTCGCCTGATACCCTGTAATTGTTGCATCGTCCTTATCGTAGATAACAACCTTATCGAAATATACCTTATTAACAGAAGCAAGATGACCGGCAGATATTACAAATCTATGTCCAACCCTATCTACCCACATCGTTTTCAATCTGTTTACATTTCCAACTACAAGAGGTACAGCATTCCAATTTTCATTTATTCCTGTATCTGAATAGTAATCATAAGCTATTGATAAATCCGGTAAAGGTTGATCAAGGAAAAGAGAGATATTCTCTGTAATTGTTATGTTAATATCCAACCCAAAGGAATCTACAGAAGTTACATTCCCTGTAAATTTCTTTGTATTGTTATCACCAGCATTATAATAAAGTGTAAAAGGAACATTTAAAAATCCAAATGAAGCTTCAATTCCATTGAAGAAGAGATCACGATTATCAATTGTGAGAGACAATGAGCGTTTAACTCCATTGGTTTGATTGTTCCAATCGAATATACGCTCTATATCAAAAGGATTAATAATCCTTGCTTCCCATAATTTACCATCATAATCTAAGTCTTCGGTTGCAATGTAATAAGCATCTGAACCAATTACAAATTCCGCTCTTAACATATTTTAAATTTCCTTTTAAACGATTTCATCCAAGCTGATAGGAAGGCTGGCATTTTGTGAAATTTCTTCAAATGTTCTTCCATGATTTCTGTTGCTCTTAACAAGATAACACTTTGTAGGATCGCCTGTAAATTTCAAATATAAAACAAACGGGGAAGGTGTCATCTGTATCTTATTATATTCTGTATCTGATATTTTATCAAACGAACCTGAGAAATTCCTTCTCGTTCTTCCAAGTTTATACTCGCTTGTAAATCCGCTTTGTAATGTAGTTTCATCTACCTTGGCAATATAGTTGATTTGAAATCCCCTCTTCGGGTCCTCAATATCTACACAATCACCAATTAAAAAGTTTCCAATTTCAAAAGCAGCTACACCGAAAATTGGTACATGGTTTGGAATCCTTATTCGGATATATTCATCCGTTAAAGAGCTTCCCAAATCTACAAAGTAATGAGCATACTTATCGGCTTCTATCTGATTAGAAGGATCGAAAGCATATACTTCATCTACTGTTAAATTCTCAATATGAGCCTGCTCCGTCCAATCACTTCCATTTGTACTTGTTTCGATATAAAATTCTTTGAAGTTTATCCGGTTTAAAAATACACAATTATAAGATCGTATAGAAGCATCCAATTGATACTGTACAATTGTTGGATTGGGAGTTGAATAATCTTCATTGTAGGAATATATAATATTTGTATTACTCGCACTTACAAGGGCAATTGTAGAAGATATTGAATTTATACTTGTAAATCCAACTGAGGTCGTTCCTGATATATTACCAATTGAAAACCAAGTTAAACCAGCATCTATACTTTTTAATACCGTTCCATATCTATCATCATATGCTCTATTTGCAATTAAGAATAATTCATCTCCATCTATGAGAGTTATTTCTTTAATATTGTAACTTGAAATTGCATATACTCTTTTCCAAGTTACTCCAAGATTGGTAGAATAATATATCTTTCCATAATTACCACCGGCAATAATAACTGTACCTGTGAATATTGCAGTTACAATATTTGTTTCAGTAGAAAGAGAGATTGCACTCCCTGTTGATATTCTTGTCCAAGCAATACCATTATTTGTAGTTTTAAAAACATACCCAACGGTAGAAAAAGCAAATGCAATATTTGTATCTGTTTTTACAATTGAGTAAAAGTTTACAGTCATGGGAGCTGTTTGATAATCATCATCCCATGTAGCACCTGAATCATCACTTCTTAAAATATAATTTCCATCACAACCAGCGACGACTACACCACTTCCCATATCACATAAACTTCTTATTGTATAAGTATATCCTGTATTAACAACACTCCAGTTATCACCGGCATCTGTTGTTTTAAGAACCTTACCACCATTCCCACCTATAAGAATTGTATTGGCATCAAGAGCGATAATTGATCTTGCAGATGTTAAAGTAGAAGTGTAATTTAAAGCCCATGTTTCCCCATAATCATCACTTTTCAAAATCTTAATAACTGTATCAAGTGTGATTGCAAATACAACCCCACTTCCGACATGACAAAACTTCTGTATAATTCCATAACCAGATGCACCTATATCTTCCCAACCTTCTACATGTGTTATCGTATCATCCTGTATAAGCGATCTATACAATACGGATGGTTTGTAATTCTTTAAGTTTAAAAGGGAATCACCGGGGATAGCGGTAGAACCTGTAATGGTGACAAGAGAATCACTTGGATTCTGTGGATAAAAATTATATAACGCTTTCATGTTGCCTCCTAAACAAGTTCTTCGAATGTAAATGGAAGAGAGTTTTCAGCAGCTGTATTGTCAAATATCCTTGAATAACCTCTTAAACTTTTAACAAGATATACCTGTGTTGGATCAAGATTGAAATCCAAGTATAAAACGAACGGCGCACGAGTTAATAATAGTTTATCATATTCTGTTTTATTTAAGTTAAATAAGTTCCCATTAAAAAATCTTTTTGATTTTCCTACTTTATATTCAGTTACAAATCCACTATCGAATTCACTCATAACCATATTTCTGAAATGCTCAATTGAGAATCCCTTTTGAGGGGATCGTAATTCTACATAGGTACCGAATAAGAAGTTTCCAACAGAGAAATAAGAAGCATCAAAAAGAGGCGTTTGATAAGGAATTCTCAACCTTAAATATTCACTTGTAATAGGCGTTGTAGTTGTGTAGATATAATGCATATAATTATCAGGTGTGAAAAGTCCTGTTGGATCGGGATAATAAAACTCATCTCTTGTTTGCCCTGTAACATGAACAACCTCTACCCATGTTGAACCATCGGTACTTTTCTCAATATAGAATTCTGCAAAATTAAACCTGTTTAAGAAAATTGTATTGTAAGGTCTTGCAGCAATATCTATTTGAAAGTTTATATATGCAGATTCACCAGCACCTACCATATCGGTTTTATAAAGGATACCGGGACGAATGTTATTCAGGTTGGTGAGGGGATAACCGGCTAATGCGGTGTTGCCGGTTATCGTTACCAAGTCATCTTCAGCAGTATTGGGATAGTATCTATACAATGCTTTCATATTCTTTTTACCTGCTTATTCCAAGAATTTTCTGTTTGATGGTATCAATGAGTTGTGCAGCAGATGGATCGCCATTCTTAATAAGCTCTCTTAATCTGCTTATTTCTTCCATTGATATATCATTCTTTTTAACATCCATATATATGATATCACCACGCTGAGTTTTCTGCTCTTCTGCAATTCTTAATTTAAGAGTTTCACCAATTGCATCAAGTGATTCTTCCATCTTACTTGTTGCATCTTCTGCCTTCTGTTTAAGATGCTCTGCACGTTCCTGCATAAGCTTGAAAAGGTCTAAGTTTGCCTGATAATAATCCTCTTCACCTTGTGTAGTGTTCTGAATACGATTCTTAATAATTTGTAATTCAGAATCATACCACGCTTCCCAAGGATCAGAACCGATTGTACCAAGTAAGGGAGATGTAGAACCCATACCAGCAAACGCAGTCATTGAAGAGGCATTAGAAAGGTTTCCAGCAACTCCTAAATATTCATTGAAGAGCTTATTAACATCTTCCATTTCCATATCTTTAAAGAAGCCTAACAGGGAAGATTGATAATTACCTTTATTAACACCATACTGAATACCTTTGAACTCATCTTCTGTCATATTTACTATATCATATACAGTATTTTCAAGAACTCCGCCCTTTATCCAAGCTCTCAATGTATCTGTAATATTCTGGTAATATGAGGCTAATTCATCAAGTGTACCAGCAATTAATGTATTATACTGTACCAACTTTGTAGCATTTGATTTAACTTCATCTGTTTCTGCTAATGCCGTATAAACGTCCAAATTGTTATTCAAATTTTCAATCATTGTAAAGACTGAATCAAATTGTGTTGAAAAATCTGATAAATCAATATTACCCATGGTATTTCTAAGACGTGAAAACATTTTTGATACCGAATCAATACTCGTAATACTTATATCAGAAAAATCAATACCAGCACCACCTTTTTTTGCAACAAAACTTTCAAGTGATTTATAATAATCTGCTAAGTAATTATTCCGTTCAGTTAAATCTTCAATCTGATTTGATAAATCTTGGAATGAACTTATAAACGTTTCGTTCCAACTACCAATTGGATCGGCGATATCAGAAACTACTTGAGGGGTTGCTGCGGTTCCCGGTGTATATTCTGTTTTACCTCCCATATTTGTAGATATATTTGTAAGGAATCCACTTTGAATCAATTCATAAATTTTAGTCATATTTGAATTGCTATAATTGTAATTTTTCATGTCTTGTAAATCTTTATCTGAAAAAGTGGTAGAATTAAATTCATTCAAATATTTAATAAATTCATCCTTTGTAAATGCAATTGAAGACGTTACTCCATTTTTACTAATAGTAGCATTTGTATCTGCGGTTGTATCATTTTTTAATTTCACTAAACCATTTCCCTCTAAAAGAGTTAATATACTATACATTGAATTTTTATATAAATCGGTAGTTTCCTGTGAATTGAATGTTTTGTTGTTTATCAAATCAACAAATGACTTAAATTGATTCATATCTAAGTTTTTAAACGACCGCTCTTTCCCTGAATTTGGATCATAAAACTTCAGAGAAGTATCGCCCGTCCTTGATACAACACTTGATATTAATGTTTTTCCAAAATCAACACCAAATTTTGTAGTTCCGCCCGTACTTCCAAGTATAGCATTTGTAGCCAATTGTGAACTAAATTTCCATGCATTTGGTGTTATTGTTGTTGTTCCCTCTGTGGCTGGTTTATATGGACTAACTTCTACTTGTCTTACATTACTCCTCAAATCTTTATATAATTTATTAAATGGATGATTACCACCAGCATAAATTCCAGCTTCTAACTGTTCTTGTTCTGTTTTTGTAAAACTTTTGTTTCTAAATTGAGAATGTTTGTCCTGCTCCGAGTGAATATTGGAACATACTACTCCTTAAATTTTCTGGAAGTTGTGATGCTGGTAATGTTTCATATTTAAGCAATTCCAATTTTCCAGTATATATATCTTGACCTATTTTAAGTATCTGTGCCATTGATGCACTAGAAAGACCACGGAATGATGCTATTGTTTCTACAAATGAATTACTTGCATCATGCATACCATCTCTAATAGTATCTGTTAAATCCTTCTGAGCAGATACCATTTCCATCATTGCATCATACCATGCAGATGTACCACTACCACCATTGGCTTCCATATATGATATCTCATTTTGCATTTGAAGAATTTTGAAATTTTGCATACCAACATCTGTAAGTTGCCCAAACATATTCTGATTAAATGCAAGATATTCTTTTTCTTTATTTGCGGTTGTTCTTCTTAATTCAGCAACTTCATCACCTATATTCAAAGACTCTTCAAGGGCTTCGAAGTATTTGTCTCTGGCTTCTTCAAATCCTTTTACAGAATTTTGATCCGAATAATTTACAGTTTTTTCAAGTTTTGTATATTGATTTTTAAGTGTATCTTTAAAGGCATTTTTAACCTTTAACTCTTCTTCAAGTCCTTTTATATCATTGAATTTAGAGATATGAGAAATTCTTCTCTTCTCATTCAAATCTACATTCTGTAATCTTTCCATCATAGAATAATAACTCTTCATAGAAGATTCAAAGTTTACAGTATTTGTTGAACCATGTTCTTCCTTTTTAAGCCCTTTCAACCAATCCCACGTACCACCACCACTTGTATGTTTCTCAATAGTGGGAGCAGCAAATTGGAAATTCATTAAAGCTTCCAAGGAATCCATTGGTAATGGAGATGATGGAGTTGAACCAAATTTTCTAACATATGGTGACTGAAAAGCAGCAGCATATTGAAATCTACTTGCATCACCTAAACGCCTATCCATCATACCCGTTCTATAATCTTCAACCGATTCATATTTCTTTTCAGCAGCTTCAAGTGATTTGGTTTTAATAATTCCACCAAATAATCTACCGGGCTGCGTTAAATACATACCGGCAGCTACGGCAGGTAACGCCCATGCAGAACTAAGTCCCATAGCCTTATACATTGTTTTATAACTTCCGCCAGCCATTAAAGCTTTTATAATATTCGGAGAACCACCACTCGCAGAACCCAAAGAACCCATAGAGGAATTACCAGCTATTCCACCAACACCACTGGTAGATATTCCCATATTCATCATCATATCTACGGCAGAATTGGTTCCACCAACGGTACCGATATTACTAATAACATTTCCACCACCCATAAGCGCAGTTAAAACGCTTCCAACATTCCTATTACCGGAGCTTCCACCGCCCGTAAATTGTCCTCCTAAGAAGTTTCCAACGCTTGGGAATATCATCTCCATAACATTGTTAGAAAGCATACTTGAGAAGCCCTTGATAAATATGCTTCTCAAACCCTGTGCAAAGTTATCAAAGAATTGTTCAAATGTTCTTAACTTCCCTTCTAAGACATCTGTAAAGTTTGTTTCAAATACACTTGATAAATCGCTTGCAAGGTTTCCAAAGATTTCTAACAATACCTGAGAACTACTTTTAATGGAGTACTGAGACTTCATAAGCCCCATCTCAATTACATCGCCGATTGGAAGGTTAATATCGCCTTCTGCTTCGAGGAATTTATTGTATCCGGTATCAACAAGACTCTTACTTCTTCCCATCGGATTTCTAAGCATCTGCAAAGCTTCTGAATACTTTTCAGGTTGTGTAAAATCCAATTCGTTAAGTTTATTTGAAGTAGCACCCATCGCCACTACAAATGTCTTAAGAGATTCTTTTGCCTTTAATTGGGTTTTAATATTCTCCAAAACAATCTTATCCTGATCTGAATAACCCTGACCAATACTATCAATGGTTCCCAACATGTCTTTACCGCTAGTACTGAAAGCTGTTGCAAGATCTCCATATATTTTTTTGATAGATTCTATGGATTCTTTTCCAGAATAACGTGTAGTATCAGATATTTCTATTTCTTTTAAAAGGGATCTGTCAAATTGCCTTGAAAGAACTTGTTCCTTTTGAGGATTCATATTTGTATATTTGGAAGCAAGTATATCTGAAGCAAATTGATCTATATTTGCAGTTCTGTCCTTAACAGCCTGCATCTCATTTGCTTTTGAAAGTTTCATAAGATCCGATAATAGACCATCTGACTCAAAACTTTTAAAAATAAAATCAAATATTTCATTGAAATTTTTTATCAATTTTATCGGATTGAAATTTATGGTATCTGTCTGATCTTTTATAGAATTAAGTCCATCTATAAATGATTTGGTTAAGATTGATTCTACACCAGTTCCAACAAGAGATTGAATACCAGCACCAATACTACCTGGTATTATCTTGGGTGAGAGGGTAGGAATTGTAGTTCCGATGGCTCTATTATAAAGATCCCACATCCCGATAACCGCATCTTTGGTACTTTGTTCATTGGCAGTATATGCAGATACTCCATATGAATATGGTTTTTCCTGATTCTTAGTACTTTCCAAATTAGCAGTAAGTGATTCTATTCTCTTACTGGAAAGATTCTCTACATAATTATCAAGATTTGAGGTATAGACACCAATAGATTGTTTAAGAGTATCTTTAACATCTTCTGGTATTGTTATATCTTGGAATTCTGTAGAGCCTGCCTTATTTGCAGCACCTTTAAAATGATTATATCCAGATATAACTCTGGCTTTTATACTTCCCCATATTCCAGTTTCAATAAGCTCTGTAGCATCTTTCTTCTGCTTTTCAATTTCCTTCATATCGACATGTATATTGGAACCTCTTGTGTATTTAAAAGTTCTTACTTCCTTACCAAACGAGGAAATCATATCTCTATCAAAATAATTACCTTTTTTATCATCCTCATAATACCACTTTTCAACATTTGGATTACTTCTTAATGAATTTTCAAGAGCTACCATATAATCACGATTCTTAGCATCTAAAGGATTTGATGGTTTGAAATCAAACGCCCATCCTCCTTTATGACCGGGATCTTCATGTGTACCTCCGGTGGTACTTGTAACTCTTGTATTGAAGGGTAAGGAGCTTAACAGGTCTTCTACAGGAGCCTGAAATTGTTTTTGCATATCTTTAATCTTCTGGGATTCTGAAATAATACTTTTTGTGGCTGGAGAGAATGTATCTTTCAGGGTATTTGACATTCCAAAAATACTCTTCAGATATTCTACAGGAGATAATAGTATTTCACTGTTACTATAAAATGTCTTAGATATTTCCATTTGTTTATTAAAATCGCTTAATTGCGCTTCTTGGACTTTTTTCATATCTCCCATTTTTGTTATTAAATCCATTATATTATTAAATGCCATATCTTCAACAGCATGTGAATCTAAGCCACTTGATACATAACTATCTGGAAGCCCACCAACAACACCAGATTCTGCTAAATAAGCAGCCAATTCTCTTTTCTTTTCCGACCAATCAGGAGTGTTTATCTTTTTCCAAAAATTTGGATCATCTCTTCCATCTTTCGTAGAAATTGGAAGAAATGTATGTGTGGCTTTCCTTATATTGTCAAATTGATCAGCCTCTGTTGAAGGTGCCCCCCAATTCTCAAGTAATTTTGCATAATCATGAATAACAGATCCGGTTGCTATTAGAGCAGCAAAAGGACCTGTAAACTTCCATGTAGCAACTGCAGCGGTAATAGCTGCAAATATCAGGTTGAGCATACTTGTAATGGCTGTAAGGATATTGCCCGGTCCGAATAACCAGAGGTAAAACAATCCCTTTCCGGTTGTATTTGGATCAAGAGATTTCCATTCTTTTCCGGATACCTCTTTGTAGAAGTCTCCAAATTTCTGAGAAACCCAATCAAGATCTTTTCCAATCGCCTTGAAAGTTTCTACAAGGAATTCTCCAAAGGGTTCGAGAGTCTTCCAAGCTTCCAACAGACCATCTCGTAACATTCCGCCAATATTGAACTTAGAAAGTTCTGCAACGAATATTGTAATCCTTGCAAATCCTTCTGTTATCCTTGAAACAATATCAACCAATCCAGTTAAAGAGGTTGTATCCATTTTAAATCCGGTAAAGGAAGATATGTTCTTGATGATATTCTGAAACATCGTTATATTGGAGCCATAAGCAACTGCCATGTTTCTGGAGATCTCCGCAGCCTGTCTTTTCATATCCGCAGAACTGATATAAGTAGCCATTGTATCTCTGATCTTTATAAGATCATCTACGATGACTTGATAGATACCAGACTCAGCAATTTGTTTCCTGAATATATCCCAATAGCCTTCCATCTTCATCAGTACGGCTGAGAAGTTGTTTGCAATCTTTTCAAGACCTTCTTTGCCGTAAAATTCAGCAAGGTAATCTTTAAGACCTCTTAACCCTTCAAGAGGATCTGTAACTTCTGTAAGTTTCTTTCCACTTCTAGTTTTCATGGTATTAACAGGAAGCTCAAATCTCCTCTTCAAGGAAACCCAATCTCCTGCCAAAGCTTCTCTTAAGGAGAACATGGCACCCTGAATACCCCACTCAGGTTCCAATTGGTTTAAGCCCATGATAACAGACATTGCATCTTCAATCATAGGACCCTGTTGAGTTGGACTCTTTAACATACTTCTTACAGGTCCTATCAGAGCAAGACCTTTGATCGCTGAATAAGTTTGTTCCATGGATATTGGCATGTCCTTTGTAATTTCCATGGAATTTTTCATAAGGCTGTTTACATTCTCCTGTGTCTTCATCATACCCAAGAGAGCGATGTTATATCCTCTGTACTTCTCAGCACTCTGTATAATAGACGTTGTAAAACTTTTAAAGTAATGTTCCATCCCGATGAAAGAGGCTGTTAAGCCACCACCAGCAAACGTCATATACCCAACAACACTTTTAACTGTATCAAAGACATTAAGAAACATATCACCTAAAGAGGATGCAAATCCTTTAATATCTGTTATAACGCCCCTGAAAAATGTTTTAAGGCTGTTTTTAAACTTTGCAAATTCTTTGGATTTTAAGGTTGTGCCAAGGTTTGTAAAGAAGTTTCCAAGAAGAGTTGTAGTATTTCCAAAAAGATTTGGTATCGCAGTTCCCATGAAAGATTTTAAGCCAGCAAACATTCCCTGAAATATCTGTAAAATTCCACCACTTCTATTATTCCTCATCGGCTGAATCTTTCCGGGAATGTCGGTAATAACCATCTTAGAAAGAGCTGCTGCCGTATCTGTTGAGAATTGTGTAGAAAGTGTTGTGAAATCGCTCTTAAGAGTATCGAACATAGAAACTACAGAAGCCTTAGATCCCGATGTACTTGCTGATTTGCCTCGGTTGGAGGTTCTTGTCGTTGCAGCATCTCCCGTCAATGTCTTGTTGATAAGAGAAATATTCGCCCCTGCGTTTCCGACCTGTATATTTCCAATAGAAGCAAACTCTTCAGACTTTAAAACATCTGAATACATTTTAAATATCGGCTTAATGCTGTCAAGCTGAGTTTTAAGGGTTGATAAGTTGAGCTTCTTAATACTGTTCGGTACGGTACTAAGAGTCTTATTCAGGACATTTATTGTCTTTGAAAATCCTTCTATATTCTTTACAAGAGGATTCTTACTGTCTGAAAAGTCATATCCGCTTAAATCCTTTACAGCCGAATAATAAGCATTGAATACAAGCTTCAAAGAAGCCAATCCATTTACTACAGAGGAAGCATCAAAGCCTTTAAAATTCTTAGACATCCCAAAAGTACTCTTGTTCAGGATATTAACAAACTTTGAATACCCAGCTACTCTCTTTACAAGGGCATCCTCCTTCTTCGAGAAATCAAACTCTACTGGAATCTCTTTCATCTGATTTGCATAGTTTCTCATCATCGTTTGAATAAGAGAGAATCCGGAGGCTGTTGCAGAAGGATCAAAATTCTTAGCCTTTCCAGCCAGACCAAATGTAGATTTATTTAAAAGGTTCACAACCTTTGAATATCCTGAAAGAAGTTTTACATATTTGTCTTCTTTCTTTGAGAGATTGAAATCTTCGGGGATGGCTTTCATTGCGCTGTTATATTCCGCCATCTGATCTCTCATGTATTTGAAAGCAGATGCTGTATCGGTACTGCTGTAATTCTTCGCAAGTCTCCCGGGAGAGAATGTGGCTTTGTTTAAAGTAGTTACAACCCGATTATATCCACTGATAAACTTTCCAATATCTGCATCTTTCTTGGACATGTCAAAATCTTTTGCAGACATTGCAACTTTCTTATAATCTGCCATTATATTTTCCATATACTTAAAAGCGGATTCGGTATCATCTGCATTAAATTTCTTAGTTTGTTTTGCAGTGCCGAAAGTACCTTTGCCGAGGGTATTTATAACCTTATTATATCCTTGTAATCTTTTTGTAATATCAGAATCTTTGAGACTGAGATCGAATGTTTTTGGAATTGACTTAAGTTGTTTTTCAAAATCTACAATATTCTTTGAGAATGCCTTGAAGACATCTCCAAATTTAAAATTCTTCATCTCCTTGAAAGCACCTGTAATTCTTTCAACGGACTTGAAATGATCTACAAAAGCAGTAATAGCCCGATTGAATCCTCCGATATCTTTTTTAAGAGTATTAACAGATTCGTTAAATTTCTTCAAAGACAAATTAGCCCGGTCAATTCCTGCTGAATTTACAGAAGCTTCAATTCTTAATTTCGGATTCTCAATCATTTTTATTTCTCCTATGTAAAAAGGCTAAGATATTTTTATCTTAGCCTGTTATTCTTCACGATGACAGAAATATTTTAACAGAAATAAAAGAAAATAAAAAGGTTTATTTTTTGGCTTTTGATTTCTGTTTTATCAATTCCTGTTTTCTGTAATTCATCCTGACAGTATCTATTGCCATTATTTTTTCAAATATGTCTATGCGTTCATCATCAGGAACGTTATACAGTTCGAAGAGAAATTGTATTGCTTCGAATTTTATTCCGATTGGTTCTCCCATTCCAGCAACTATAACCTGTCCAGAGACTTTTGAAAACATTTCCCATGTAAATGAATTGGAAACCCACAATTCTGGTATTTCGTTAAGGCATCCTTCTTCTGTTTCACATGGCACTGTTTTTCTTTTAACAGTTCTATAGTGCGCCCTACAAGCTCCACAATCGGTTCTCATAGGATGAAAGAACCACTCGGAATACTCGATTAGTTTTTTGTTTCAGCTTCCTTCTTCTCATTGAAGTAAGCAGCATCTTTGACGGTATCAAGAAGCCACGAATCCAAACCATAAGCCTGTGTAAAGAGTACGTTGCGATTCTCGGTTGTGAAAGGAAGTTCTGCATTGATATCATCAATTGTCTTGATATCCAATGGGATAAGGTTATTAACCCATTTGTAGGATACGCCCTTCCAGCCTTTTACAGTCAGATCAATTACTTCATTGCGCAGACCTTCGCCGTCAACTTCTTCATCCTTCTGATGGGTTTTCGGATTGAATTTGATCTTGGTGTGTCTGGAAACGATCTGTTGCATTTCATTTCTCGGAAGATAGATCAGATCAAAAGATACGCCATTGGCTTTGTCGTAGTCAATTGGCTTTGCAGGTCTGTCGGATTTCGGCAGAATCAAACTTTTCAAGTTCATTTTATTAGGACTCCTTGGTTGATCATTTATAAAGCTGTTGTAGATACACAATAACAAATGTTGAGAAAAAAGTAAAGCAAAAAATGCCGATTCGTAAAGAATCGGCACTGAATGAGTTAAAGTGTCTTGATTAGGTATTAGCAACTGTTGCAATATCATTTACAACGGTAACAACGACATCTGTCTCAGAAGAGGCGTTGTATTTTGCCCGGAAATTCAAAGGAAGGTTAATGCCTCTGAAATCTGTAATCGCTGGAGAATCTCCACCGAGTTTTACTGAAGGAAATTCAAAGGTGATAGAATCTGCAGAAAGATCTCCATTTGGAGAATTGTCAAATATGATCTTCAATCCACAGAGAGTTCCATCGACAAACAATTTATATTCTGTAAGATCTTCAAAGAAAAGAACGAGATCTCCAGAACATTCACGTCTACCAAAACTTGCAGATGCTCTTAAAGGACTTCCAAGAACATAACCATCGGTTTCGATGTTGTTCTGAATTGAAATGCTTCCAGAAACAACATTTCCTACGAGGTCGTATCCACCACCATCATTAATATAAACCTTACATTGATATCCATTGTAACCATCGGCAGTTTGGTAGGTCGCTCCTTGAATATTCTGAGTTTGTGTTACAACTTCCTCTTTCCCAATGAAATCAAATGTTACATCGTGGAAACCTTCCTGAATGATGTTGATGTTCATTCCATTGATGAGACATCCTTTATACAGGAAAAATTGGTTAATATCTTCAAATCTCTTCTCAATACTCAGACCGGGAAATGTTGATGCATATCCTTTAAAAAGGTGTGTGTAAGGATCTGAACCAGTAGCATCCGCTGGATTTTTGTTTGAAGTACCATTTTTTCCAAGAAGGTGTTTAATAAGAATTTCAATTCCCTTGGGAACAAGATCGGTTACGATATTACCAGCTACTGCTTTGTTACCATCGGTAAGACCCATGATGGCTCTGTACTGGTTGATTGCATCCGACTGAAAAAGATTTTTTGTCATTTTGAGATCATTTGATTTAAAATTCAAACCATATGCTGCGGGATCGCCACTTCCATCAAATGTTGGTGTCGTTCCCCACGTAGATTCTTCGCAAAATACGGTTGCTGATTTCGCCCCTGCTGCTCGCATGTTATTTCTCCTATTAAATTAATTAATTGATTATCAGTTTTTTGATAGCACTTTATTTAAGCCTATCACAATCTTTTTAAACTTTCAACATTTTACATATTTACGGCTGAAAAAGTATAAACAATTTCCAAAGGAATTACAAAGCCACCAAAAGGATATATCATCTCCGGTACAGTAACGATTCCAGTAGGCATTATATAAGAACATTTCTTTTTTAATTGTATATCATTTAAAAGAGCCATTAGAATATCTCTTTGAAGGGAGTTCATAAGAGTATCCAAATTTGGAGAATCTTCTGAGGATCTTACAAATCCTACAACCTGAACAAGGATTGTATTCTCAAATACTCCTCCTACATGAGGTTTAAAATCCTCTCCCTCGTTGTTAATGATAAGCCATGGCATTTCCTTTGTATCAAGATCATTGGGAGTTATGTTGATATATTGTCTGTCCACATAACTTACAGTATTCTCGAATAGAATAGTTGGAAAGCCGGGTACTGGATTTCCTTTTATTATCTTCTTCAATGTCGTTTCGAGTTCGAGAAGGATTGCTTCTTTTTTTGAAATTGTCATATATACTTCCTATAAGTTATTCTTAATATTTACTGGATATTTATTACCCTTGAGCAGAGAAATAATGGTCTTTTCAGCAACTGCTTTTATTCCATATGGATCATCACCAGTTACAGCAAACATTCCTTTATTGGGAATTCTAATTCTTCCCTGTGCTTTCCAGTTCCAGAAATGTAAAACCCCATGCTTCCATACAAGCCATTTACGTGCCCCTCTGTTTTGTTTACCGGGAATAAGGTATGATTTATTTCTTCCATAAGTCAACAATCTCAAGACTGCGGATTCTTTGATTGTATGATCTTTATAGTTGGTAAGCTCTGTATTATCTTTGAAGCATTTATGATCTATTACAACACTTATAGCCCTTGCAGTTACTTTTCCATGTACATCAATTCTCTCTCCAATGAATCTAAGCCTAGAAGTATTTCTGAATCCTTTGGCTATCCATTGTTTCCTTATATTCCTTCTAACTTCCTTATTAATTTTTATCCAATCAATTGGAGGTGGTTGGGGTGCAGAAGGAGGCGGTCTTGTTCCTGATGGGGGAATTGGGGGAGGAGTATTACCGGCTACCTTTGCCGGTCTTGGTTGAGTAATCTCCTTTATATAGCCAGTAATACTCTTTACAAAGTCGGCTACAACAGAGATACCATTCTTTATTCTTCCCCATATACTCATGTTATTTAATTCCCATCAACTTCTTTTGAATATTTTTTATAATGTCATTATATTCATCCTGCCTCTGTTTGTACATAGCACTTGCGATATTGGCAGTCTTTTGAATGTTTCCACGTCTATCAAACTGATAGTTATTTCCACCTGATGTAGATACTTCCCCAATATATTGTTTCTGTCCGAGATACCAAATCACCAACAATGCCAGATCGTCTTCAAGGAGATCGGGAATATTTGTGATTGTCCGGAACTTTTCATATTCATAATATACTCTATCTCCGGTGGTATCGGGTGTTGGAATGAGATCAAATGCATTGTAATCTACAATATCGGCAGCCCTTGGATTTAACATCTGAAGCATTTCTACCTGCTGCATAGAAGCATATTGCATAGAGGGTAGAAAGGATGACATTTCATTTGTTATTATCAGTTCTGGAATTTCTGCATCTCCAAATATATCGTTTGCATTCTCACTCAGTCCCCAGAAGACCTCTTTAACCTTTATAAGGGATGTGTGAGTTACTGTATAACGAGTTTGATCCTTAACAGTAGTCGTATATGCCAGAATGATTTCGGGAAAGTAAATAGATACCTTCTTAACTGCCTGTGTAATTACCTTTTCAAGAGTAGCTGTAGGATATGCAGCTTCTTTAAGACCATATACATCCCGAAGCAGGCTTATAATTTGTGCGTTTGTCATGGCTCATACATCCCTTTCTGAGGCTTATATTGCTTTGCCTACAATTAAATCCCATTCATACATTTTGTAGTAATTGTGAACAAAAACAGACTTGTTCATCTTTTCAACGGCTTCTGGAAAGATGTTTTCGAAACCAGATTTTTCAAGAAGCTTAACCCATTCTTCATTGGGCATTGCAAGAACTTCGTAAGGAGTATTTAAAAGTTCTTTATGGAGTTTAACGGTACCGAAAATAATTGCACCGGGATTGCAAACTTTTCTAATTGCCTTGAAAGTTTCTTCGATCTTGGATTCTGGAATACAGGAAATAGTTTCCATAATATAGATGAAATCAAACTTCTTTCCAATCTTCTCAACTTCCCATGCAGGAAAATTAACAAGGTTTGATGAAAACTGTCTGGAAAATCCAATCAGAAAGTTTGAGATGTCGGTACCGATTGTTCGGCAGCCAAAATCAGAAAAAGAACTTGTCATCGAACCAGCAGCGCATCCAATATCGAGTACTGATTTTTTATGGAGATTGAAAACGGTATTCAGCCATCTTACCAAATTCTTCTGCCAGCCGCCTTTAAAAGCCAGATCCATACCAGACTTTTTAAGATGTTCATAATATTCTTTTCCAAATTTCTTTTCAAGGATTTCTACATCATCCTCGACAGGAACTTCGACTACTGTCGAAGCCATTGGAGCTTCTTCAATAGGGGTTTCTTCGAGATTGGAAAGCAGCTCTTCAGGAACTTCTACATTATTATCAATACTTTCAGAACTTTCAATCATACCAGCACTTCTACGTTTCTTACCCATGTTAAACTTCTCCTAAGATAAATTTGATTTTTTTCAAAATTTCGACGAAAAGTTGAGTTTTATCAAAGTTTCGCATACAGTTTATTTTACCTTTACAATGTACCTTTGTTTCAAAGCAAGCTTCACATCCTATTAAATCAGATATGGATACGCTTGTAGCCTGATCAGGATATAAAGGATGTAATGAAACTCTCTCTTCCTCTCTTGTTGGTCCGAGAAGACACACTACCGGACATTTGGCAAGATGTGCCATCCAAAGTGCGCCACTATCCATTGTAATACAAGCGTCTAAGTCGGACATCATCGTAATACACTCTCCGACAGTAAGCCTTCCACATGTATTCGTAACCTCCGGCATATCTTTGAATATAAGCTTCTCATGATCTATTAAAACGACATGATAATTCTCACTTAAAAATGTTATCAGATCATCTACAACAGGACGTGGAAGGGTCTTCATAACACCAGATCCTTTGATCTGCAATCCAATAGTCTTTCTCTTTGTTCGTATTTTAATTTTATCTTGTGGCATTCTATTGACATCCCAATTGTATTTTTTAAGCTTTGGAAGACCGAATACATCTCCGTAGATATACATACGGTGCTTCTGAGCTTCCTGATTGGTAATTGAATGATCCTTCTCAAGAAGGGAATCTAATTCATATAGTATACCATGTTTTATACTGCTTGTTATATACTCTTCTGTGAAGATTTTAATATCTGGAAAAAGTCCTTTTAAAACATTTACATATTGTGAAAGTGTAAAAAGTTGAATCGTTCCAACATTGTAAAATTCTTTAAATTGTCTCATAACCGGAATAAGCATAATTAAATCACCCAATGCAAATCTCCTGTGAAAGGAAACTATTTCGGCATTATGAAATTTCTCAAAGGAAAATGGTTCAAAGAATTCAGGTAAAAGGTTTGGAAATTGAGAGGAATCAAAAACAGCACCCGGCTCAATAATAACTTTAAAGATAGAACGTCCTTTCATTATTTGAGGACATTTTGTTTTGTTTATCATTAACATCTTTCAATTTCCACCTTTTTATTTTGCGGCTGGATATGCCAGTCATATTTATCAATTTTGATTCCAAGATAATGTTCGTATAATTTGGTACGATGTATCAGATGATCTGGATTTTTCAGGTCATGATCTCTTTCAAGGATACCATCAAGATATAATACCTGATCAAAATCCTCTTTACGATATTTGTGAATATCCTGTACATCGTCAAAGTTTCCAAAACTTTTAAAAAGTTCTATAAAGCAAGCCTTTGTAAGAAGGGTATAATGATTCCTCGTAGAACTCTTCAAATGATTTATACAAGGAATCAACATGATTAAATCACCCAATGCAAATGTTCTGCGAAATGCTATCTTCTTTTTACATTCCTTGAAAATTTCCCTATCCCATATCATATCTTCTTCACGCTGTAAAAGGGTTTTATACTCCATAGCAAGATCCGCATATACCTCCGGTTCAACTTCTTTCCACTCATATTTTCTGAGAACAATTGTATTCTTTCTTGTTCTCAACATGATTTCATTTGATTGCTCATCTGAGATATAGCGGATCTTTATCAGTGCCATATATGCTTACAAGCCTTACAGAATTTTTCTGAATTACATTTACATCTGCATTGATCAATGTCCAAACATCCACATTTTGGACATTTTATCATATTCTTAAGTGTATCGCCGTCAAGTTCGTCGTCTTTTACTTCATCATAAAGTGTATCTTTTTTCTTTCGCATATCATTTTAATTAGTTTCAAATATATTTCGGATAGACATTGTAATTCCACTTTTAAGATCTTTCAATTGAATTCTATCAACGAGCTTAATAAGCTTCGAGGTATATTGAGGATCTGTTGCCCATGCTTTCAATCCCTCTGCATATTTTTTATAATCTCCACAATTCTCTCTTGCAGCCTTGTAATATCGGCTTGTTTTAATAAGCTTGCAATAGTCTTCAAGGCAATCCAAAAGGCTTAGATACTTCCTGAAATCTGCAATTATAGTTACGACTTTTCCGTTGATATGTTCTTTGGTTTCGATTGTATACTTCTGACCCTTCCAAGATGCAAATGCTTTAATTCCAAAAAGGTTATTGGCTTCTTTTGCAAGTTTACTTTCCCCGTAACGGGATTCTAAACAAGCCTGAGCAACCATTATAGAAGGGTTGATGGGATATGCAATACTCAAAGACGCTGCGGCTTCTGTTAAAGCTCTTATGAATTCATCTCTTGTCATGTTTTTATTTCCTTTAAAAGCATTTTATAATAGAAGTATACAACTTGAAACAAAATTCTTCAACAATTTGTTGACATTGTGTTAAATTTATTATATTGTGAATTCAATTCAATTATATAGGATGGTATTAATTATGCTTAATAAGAACGAATTGGTTTGTAAATTGGCAGAAGCGTTGAAGCATTCAAAAGCATCGGCAAATGAAATCTATACAGTTTTCATGGGCATTATTTCAGCAGCTTTGAAAGCCGAAGAGTCTGTTATTATGTGCGGAATTGGCACTCTGAAATGTGTTGAAAGAAAACCAACAACCCGTTTCAACCCACAGACAAAAAAGAAGATCGACGTTCCGGCGAGAAAGACTGTAACTTTCAAAGTCTCCCCGACATTCAAAAAAGAATTAAATTAAGTAAAAACATTTTAAACAAAAAAGGGGGTGACATAAATGGCTAAGAAAGAAAAACCAGCAAAGGCTTGTGATTCGAAAGATTCCAAGAAACCTGACTTCATGAAAAAACCGGCTCCCAAAAAGGGCAAATAAATGTAATTAAATCGCAGATATAAAAAGACCTTCTAAGATATCTTAGAAGGTCTTTCCTTTTGGGCTGATTAAAAGAACAATTGGGCTATCTGAGATCCAAGGAATCTACCAATTATATCGGATATTAGAACGATTCCAAATATCGTAAACAGGCTTATTCGCTTTGAAAGCTCCTGTATATGTATCATACAATGCCTCCTATGGAAGTTTAAATTCTCCTTTGAAATATGCCATCACAACCGTTATAATGGCATTACCGATGGTAGAGATTATAATGCTGATAGTCGATATCAATGCAATAATTACCTTGTTGGTATATGGCTCAATTGGTGTCTTGTTTTCTGCTCGGATAAGTGTTAAATAATCTTCTGAAAGTTTCTTTAGGTCGCCTCTTATCCGCTCCAATTCTCGATCTAAAGTCTGTATCTGTTGTTTGATTTTACCACATTCCACACAACTTACATGTGGAGAATCGTTTGGTTCTTGGTGTTTTTGTGGTGTCATGTTTTGAGTCCATATTTTCGGATGATTTAAACAGCTTCGTCGGTAGGGGAGGCAAGTTCTTTTCCCATAACTCCGCGTAAGAATTTGATTTTAATAACTTCGAACTGGAGATTAACCCAATCTCGAATTTCGTCCTTTGCAAAGTTACTAAGGTTTGTAAGGCGTGGAGTAGCTAACAGGATAGTTTTAGATTTGATCTGTTCCCATTCTTCAGTAGTAATCTTACCATCCTTAAGAGCGATGATAATATCAGGTACTGTTTGTGCGAAGGCGGCTTCTGTACATTCAAGAACAATATCCTTTGCACGGGAGATAGTCTGTTCTTTCCTAAGACCTCTAATAGTATCTACGATTACAGATGAAACTGTTAAAAGGACATAGGAAAGAACCGGATAGAAAATATCAGCAATTACGAGATTTGAAAGCCATTCTTTCATAAGGGTTATACTTCCTTTCTATAGACATATTGAATCCAATTATGCTGCAACTTCATTGGATCTTTTTCCCAAAGTTTTGAAAATTCCTTTGTAATACTCTTTAATCCACCACTTAAAAAGATTGTATCCCATTTACTCTCCCCGAAACAGGAGATATGAGTAATGTCTGTGGATCTTGGATCTTCGGCATACATCTCTTTGACTCTCTCATAAGAGCATTCGCCGGGAGTAGCGATATATAAAATACCATTTGGCTTTAAGATTCTTCCAAATTCATTCGCAACTATATAAAGTTGATCTTCAGGAATATGTTCGACAACCTGAGAGGAGTGAATGAAGTCTATTGAATTATCCTGTATAAATGGATATTGATTATTTGGAGAGGCAAATAAACGACCTTTTAAATTATTAAATGGACATGCTTTGATATTATATTCTTCTGGCTCAACACCGATAGCATCCATTCCCTTATCAATCATTGTAGAGGTTATTGCTCCGAGTGCATAACCATGGTCTAGTATTTTTGATTGCTTCATTTCAGGGAAATATTTCAATAGATATTCTACATAGTTTTCTTGCCACTTGCCTTTATGCGACATATTGATGAAATTCTTACGTTCTTGATAATATTCTTCGGTACTTATATTAAGCATTTTTAACATCCTTATAATGATTTTTGTAGTTTGTTAATTATTTTAGCGCAAATTACAATTATTATAACACATTTATAAAACAAAATAAAAAGCCTATTAAAATATTTTAATATGCTTAAACTTAAAAGGTTGGTATGGAGAATTGAAAGGAATCAGTAATCAATCATTAGATAGGAATTTGCATTGGATGTAGAGCGCACACTTGCATCCATTCCACCAAACATCCATATCTTATTATCATATACTACAGAACTATGATATCCTCTGGCAGAAAAAGCGGCAGATGTAGATGCACATGACCATATAATACCGTCACTTGAATACCATACATCATTTTTATAACTACCATCATATCCACCAATTACCCACATTTTATTATCAAATACAACAGAAGTATGTGCATACCGATTACCAAATGCTGCTGTGTTTGTTGCAACATTCCATGTAATACCATCACTAGACCACTGTATGGAATTGCAATATATATTTGACGAAAAACTTTGTCCACCAATTACCCACATTTTATTATCATATATAACCGAAGTATGCTCAAATGTAAGATCGGCAATATATCCACCCTCAAATGTCCATGTAATGCCATCAGTAGACCACCAAACATCACTGAATGGACCATCAACTTCTCCACCGTGTCCACCAATTACCCACATTTTATTATCAAATACAACAGAAGTGTGACCATACCGACCACCAAATGTATAATCTTCTGTTGTAAGTGTCCATGTAATGCCATCAGTAGACCACCAAACATTACCAGTATTAGGAAATTGATCACTAGAACCACCAATTACCCACATTTTATTATCAAATACAACCGAGCTATGGCGATAGATATTACCAAATGTGGGAGTTGTTGTTGCGATATTCCATTCAATACCATCATAAGACCATAATACAGAATTGGTGAATGTTGTGTCGATTCCACCAATCATCCACATCTTACCATCATATAACAGAGTTGTATGATCTCTTCGTTTTGTAAGAGGTGATGTAATTGATGAAATAATATTCCAATCCCTTCCCGGCATCTTAACCTTACTTACAGGCAGTACATATGCCTTATTAGCAGCATGTGTACTTAAAGTAGGTGTTGCAACTACAAGAGGTTTTGTTAAAATAATACTAGCAGGGATTGTAACCGTTTCAGGTATGTCATCTGTAACACTTGCAATATATAAACTATATACATCCGTAGTGGTAATGACTTCACTATATCCACCACTTATCCACAATTTTCCATCATATTCAGTATAAGCCGGTGAATTTCTGGCAACCCATGTTGCAGATGTGGCAACTTCCCAATTTACACCATCATACGATGACCAAATATCGGTTGACCAAACACCCGGACCAGCAGGATGATATTGACCACCATACGCCCACAATCTATCGGCATATTCAAATAATATCCCACCCCACCATGTGGTTCTAATTGATGAACTTTCTGTCCAATCGCTTCCATTTGTCGATGACCAAATTTTATTTCCAGTAGCACCCATCGCACCACCGATCCACATCTTACCATTAAATACAGCAGCACAATTAGCTGAATAAAACTCAAGCCCGTGCCAAGGCGCATTTGTTCCACTCGAAACCCAATTAACGCCATCTGAAGAACTATATACCGGGCTTGTAAGTACATATATTCTATTGTCATAAACAACAGCAGGCTTATATACTGAATTCACTGGTATAGTTGATTCTAAGCTCCAGTTAATACCATTGGTAGATGACCATACCTGATTTAAATTACTTCCACCAATAACCCACATCTTATTATCAAATACAACAGTACTATGCGCAAATACATTTCCAAAAGCAGCGGTTGTTGTAGCTATCGTCCATATTTGTCCATCTGTAGAATATTTAACCTCTGCATTTGTACCACCTAGCCACCTGTTATTTCCACCAATAACCCACATCTTATTATCGAATGTACACATTGTATGACTATTTCTATTTGGAAAATCATTTACTTCTCTTGTCCACGATGAAATTTCTTTTATGGTTACCGATCCTGTCGATAATTCATATGTTGGAAGAATCCCTTTATTTACAGCATGTGTACTTGAAGTAGGTGTTGCAACCATAAAAGTTTGAGTTGCAATTCCCTCTTTCTGTGCGGAGTTTTCTACAACATTTGTTATTGTATTGTTAATTACTTGAATACTTTCTCTTGCAACATTATCACGATTTGAATCAATTGATATATTTGCAAAACAAACATTACAAAGTAACACCATCAGAATTAATAGATATTTTTTCATAATTAATTACCCCATTCCCTTATAGTAAGATATGTATCTGTTGCAATTCTTTTAACACTGAGAATCATTCCTCCAAATGTTTCTATTGTAGCATTATATACTGGAGTTGTATTAGAATCAACAGTAGTTGAAGCAGTATTAAATGCGAATGTACCTGTTGAAGTAAAATTGATATACTTTGAATTTGTTGCAAGTGTAATTACAAATTCTGTATCAGTAAGTAATATAACACTCTGTGATGCAATTCTAAGAGGATAAATTTTAACAGTTGGTGTAGAATTGATAGCAATTGTAACACTTGCAACTGCTGATTGAGTTTGATTACCTTCTGTTTGTACCATTGCTGTTGTACTTGCAACTGCTCTTTCTAGTTGGACAGTATCAAGAGTAGTTGAACCAGTAGAACCACCAGTAGTTTTAAGGTTTCCACTTGAATCAAGTTGGATAAATTCAAAGTTTCCATTCGGCAATTTACCCTTTGCAGGCTGACCTACATTGCTTTGTGCAAATGAGATCGACGCACCCATTAAAAGGATTATAAGAACTTTAAAAAATTTAGAAAGCTTCATAAGCTTTACACTCCTGTTTAATTAATTTTATAAACATTTTAAGTTTACCATTTTAAAGAATATTATGCAAAAAGGAAAAGGGGAATCTTTCGATTCCCCTTTTATTTACCCTTAACTAGCTTATGAGCCGGTAATCGTTATTGTACCAAGGAGGTTTGGAACCACGGCTTTGTATGCGCTACGTGAGAGCAGGGACCTAACCTTCTTGAAAGTTTCCGGATCAAGGAATACATCGGAGAAATACTGGAGGATGTAGGGTGCCCAGATGTAGGAAGTTTCAGTCCAGTTACCGGGATTGTTATAGCCCATCAGAACCTTGTTGGACGGGAAGAATGGATCGACATAAACTCTCCATCTATTCTTCAAAGTTCCTGAGAAGTATCTTCCGCCAGTGGCGATAACTTTCTGATCAATGCTTACTGAATCGGCTTTGAAGGAATCCATGTCTTCAATGAAGGTTGCAATATCGGCTGGGACGACCATAAAGTTTGTCTTGCGATATCTTTTCTTGAATATCTGCCCATCAACGCTGTTAGCAGCTTCGAAGAAAGTTTCCATCCAAAATTTACGATCCGAATATGTCAATCCGGCGGGTTCGGTCTGATCAAAAGTTGCAGATCCACCAGTGGCTGAATCGAGCATGTCCTGAAGGATGATTCTGTCCCATTCCCAAACGATGTTACTTGAAAGGGAGTTTGAAAGGGTATTGCCAACATTAACACCATGATAAACCATGATATCTTGTTCAGATTCAACTGTCCAACGAGCTTTCAGTTTCTTTTCAATTGCATCAATAGAGGCTGACGTAATTCCAAGTTCGATCTCTTTGATGGCTGTTGGTGAAGATTCGTTGTATTCCACATTGTTTGAATAGTTTCTATTTGCGTGGATTGCATCGGAGAGAGAAGAACCATCATCACGTTTGACATCCTGATAGAAAATCTTCATTGTCGGCTGTGACATCGGCTGAACTGAAACAAGATCCTTTGAAATCATGTTGGGATATACGTTCATAATCATGGGAAGTTTCTGAGTAACGAATGCTACAGAGTCAGCATTGGTTGTCATGGTTTCCATGAGCTTCTTATATCCGCCTGTAATGCCTTTATCATTGCAATAATGATTTACAGCATTTTCAAGCATGATGAGGGATTTGCGTTTTTCCATCTCGATGATACTTTTATCACCTGACCAGTGAGAGACTTTTTCGATGAGGTGTCCGTAGCGATCCTCAAGTTCGGGCAAAGGATTGCAAAAGGTAGGCATTTGTTCTTGCAAAAGCATATTATTTTCTCCTGTTATATTTTCGAATGAATTATTTAACTTTTTTCAGAAAATCTTCAACGGAAATCGGATTTGCATGAATTGCAAGTCTCTGTGCGTTGATGACTGCGAGCTGTTGTTTCTGGTCTTCGGTAAGTTCTGATTTTACTTCTTCGGCTTTTTTGGTTTCGGTCTTGGGAGCAGCCATTGAAGATTCTTTTTTGAATTCATCTGCAATTCTTTTCTTGGCTTCATAAACCCTCTGAACCTCTTCCTTATCGGAACACTTGTCAAGATCTTCATAAAGGCTTTTGAATTTGAAAAAGTCTGGATCGGATGCTTTCAGAGAAGAAACATGTGCATCTCTTTCAAGTACCTTTTTGGATGTTTCGAATTCAACAATCTTTGCATTGAGAGATTTGTTCTCTTCGAGAGCATTTGCAAGCAACTGTCTCATTTCAGAAATCTTGGTTTCTTTCTCGGAGATGATTTCAGATTCCGGGATAACTTTAAAATTATCCGGCGTAACTGTTTTGATCTGAGCGATAACACTTTCCAACATCGCTTTGAATTTTCCAAGTTCATCAATCTGTGATTTGAAAGTAGCTTCATAAGCTTCGATCAAACCGGGAAATTCGGTTCTCAATTCTTCAATGGTCTTCATTTCTTCACTCCTGTTGTTATTTTCATATTTCATAGACCGCTCAGTATCTACTACTGCGGGATCTTCCACAAAGTCCGTAGTTCTTAACTCATAATCCATCCCAACAACCTTATACTTCCCTTTGTGAGGTGGGTATTCAGATTCTTTAATAGAACCATAACCTCTGGTTGAGTTTCCAACCTTTCCACCGGCTTTGAGAATGGATTTAATAATGTCTCCATTTTTATTGTCAAGAATTTGGGCTTTGTAATATACATTCCCATCTTCCTGAACATCAGATACTTCCAACATAAGAGCCGCAGATTTTTCCAAGGAAGGAGTGCCGTTTGAAAGCAGACTTGCCTCGGGATGGTCCATAAGCATTCTTACCAATCCCTCTTTAACTCTTTCTTGAAGAGGTTTAAGAGTATTGTTAAGTACTTCCCTAGAATATATGGTTTTATTGAGCGTAGGTATATCGGCTTTCGCCATTACCCCGCTAATAATCCATTGAGGATCTTTTCCCTCAGATTCGACAATTTCATGTTTTGTATTTGAGAAAAAAGTCTCGACTAATAGATTGCTCTGTTTTTTCTTTGGCATATTTTTAAATCCTTTACAACAATTTAATTTAATGTTAAAACAAAAATTTTATAATGTCAAATAAATCTATCAGTTTTCTGATAATTATTTCAGAACTTTCGCCATTGCAAAGTAAAGTGGATAGGGTACATTATCCTTTACAGCCTCATAATAAAGTTTCATAACCTCTTTTAATTTGCTTTCAGGGAAATCATACTGTTTTAAAATAGCTTGAATTTCTATCATATTGATACGCCCTTGTAACGCAATATACCTTTCTTCTTAGCCTTTGCAATCTGAATAGGATATCCCGGAAGCCCCTGACCTCTTCGGCTTCTTCGATATCCAATAATTGATGTATTTTTCATATTAATTCTCATTGTAATAAGATCTCCATTTTTAAGGTTCATCTTAACAGCAGCATGGTACCATTGTTTACTTGGAGATACCTGAAATGATCTTGGATCAAATCTCATTTTAAGCCGATTAAACAATTTTATATTCTTATCAATAAGCCTACCATAAGCTGCTCTTGCTTTCCTTCCAAGCTTCTCAACCTTTCGGTTGCTGTATATATAGGTGTAATTGCCCGGCGTACCAATTCTCTTTAAATATTTAGCTCCTACCTTGGCAGCACCGGAACTCCATTCTTTTATTACTTCTTTTGATCTTTCTTCTTCGAGAAGTTTTGTTAGGATTTCATCTATTGCTTCTTTCTTTTTCTCTTCTTCCAATAATATATTTAAAATTTCATTCAACATATTTAAATATCATACTCCTCTCGTTTACAATTTGTGTAGTTCCATCAAGATAGGTAACTTCCGCACCTGTTGTAAATTTTCTTTTTACTTTGGCATATGATTGTTTTTCGCTCTGAAAGATAGATATAATATCACCGGATTTAATTTCAACCATATCGTTTACTTTTTTAAACTTCAAATGAGATTTAAACAGATTAAAATCTTTTAAAGATTGTTTTTTCATTTCTTCCAAAGGTATAAATGTCATTTTATTATTTTTAAGATATGTATTGATTTCCTTCTGAATATCATTTGCAGAGGTCTGTTTAGATCCACTGTAAGCATTGTTATAAAGCTCTTCAAAAAATCTATTTTTCTGATTCATGAGATAATTAAATTGCATTTCGTCCGGAATATTAGGACGACTTTTACTTGGTTTGACCTGAGACAAGAATTGATTATAATCTTCCTGTGTGTTATTTAAAACATATCTAAGCGAACACCTACAATTCGAGAGGCAAATTGTACTTCCCGATTTAGGATATCCGGGTAAGGTTTTCTTTGTATATGGATTCTTGGCTACTATTGATAAACAATCAGGACAATGTTTATCAGTAACTCCAAGTGTCCATATAATCTTAACCTCATCAGGCATATAGACAAGCCTTCCAAATCCAAATAAAGCAGATAATGAGTCTGAATACATTTTTATGCGCTTCATATATGCCATTTTGCCGGTCTTGTTTGCCACATCAGTTGCAAACTTTTCCATGAACTTCATCTCATCAGAAACTGCTTTCCCTATGAAGCCATTTTCAGAGGCATCTAAGGTTGTATTTAATCCCAATGTCATTTTCTTTCCGAGAAGATACGCATCTGAGAAAGAAGTCTTCATAATTATTTTTTGTTTTTCGAGATAGGTTGTTTTGTCTATCTTGCCATTTACAAAGGATATTAAATTCTTTTTAAGTTCCTTTTCATATGCATTCTGAGTGTTTATAAAATCCTGTATAAGAGGTATTTTATTGCCATCGGGAGTTGTGGTTCCCAATGGCACACCTTTGTTTTTCTTAAGAGCATTCTTAGAAAATTTTTCAAGTATCTCTTTTATAACTGTGAACATTATTTACCCTGCTTTGCATATTCCAAGTTAATAACAGCTTCTATTCGGTTTTTGTAGTCTGGGTCGGACATAAGCTTTGTAAAGATGTCTGGAAGTTTTTGTTTAATTACAGCCATTTTAGTTTTTATGTTATTACTATTCAAAGCCTTTTCAATTCGCTCTTTGGTTGTTTTTTTGTTCTTAGAAGTCTTTGTAAAAGCTATTTCTTTTTTGTCCATTTCTTTTTCATAATCGTCCTGTGAGAGATCGGCATAATCATTATCATCAATTTGCACATCCGCTTCTGCGGCAGCCTCGGCATCCAGTCTTGCAATCTCATCCATTATTGCAGTTGTAGAAGCTTCGTCCATTCCGAATATATTTTCATATATCCATTTGTCATGGAATAATTCAGCATCTCTTCCGAGCATTGTGGCAACTTCTGCTTTCAGTTTCCACACCTGCAATTCTCTTTCAGCGTCAATAGTACCCAATACAGGGAATTTAATCTTGATACCATAATCTACGGCTTTAACGCCTTCTATCCGCAAAGCATTTGTAAAGAGTCTGATAATTTCTGGCTCAATCAACAGTTGGGTTTTGCGAATACTTCTCAGGAAAGATGAGAACTGTAAATCGGAAGTTGATTTGGAGTTGATATCCTCTTCTTTTCCGATAAGGATCTTTGGAACATTTGTAGAGTATATAAGTTTGTTTTGCACGTACTGGATATCGTCGATTGTTTCGCTTCCACTATCCCGGTTAAGAGGAATTACAGTACTTGAAGAACCCTGTCTGGTCGGAATTAGAATATCTTCCAATACCGAGAGAGGATTGAATTTCCAAGAGAGTTTTCCTGTGGTGGGGTTGATATATTTTCTTCGGGTGATTCTCTTTTTATATTGGTCCATATAATTAAGAGCATCTTCGCCCTGATAATCTCCGACATCTACAACAATTCCATAACTCTGATTGGCTCTTGATAACCTTCTAATTATCATTCCCTCTTCCATCAAGCGAAGTTGTCTGTAAATAAGGCGAGACTTTTCGAGCATCGAAATTCCTTTTCCAGATTCTGACCAACGTACTCGATCTTTCTTGATGCATAGGTGGAAACATTCTTCTGCGGTTAATTTGGCATGTTCCTGATTAGAGGAGTTGTATTGGATGATCATGGGATCGTTTAAAAGGATTCCATTTTTCATATTTACAGAAATACTCTCAATAGGTACATATTTGAAGCCGAATAATTTGGTTGCACTCTGATTAAGGAGTATTTCTTCAACATTGTCTCCATATTTAAGAGCCGGTCTTAACATCGAATAAAACTCAGTTGTGAAATTTAAACGCTGTATAATCTCTTGAAGTTTCTTATCTACATCCGGATTATCGGAATATATTTGAATGAATTGTGTTTTGTTATTTGAGCCGGGATATACAATGTAATCCGTAGTAACATCCAATGCGATTGAAAGCTCTGGGATCTCATTGTCCATGAGATTATAATCAGCATATTTAACCTGATCGCTTGCTCTTCTTTGCAATTGTTCGTCGAGATAACTCGCCCATACTCCAATATTGTTTTCAGATGCGGTATCGTCCGGATCAAGAGAGGTAATAGGCTTCTTAAAAGTCTGTATATAGTTTTTAGCAGCACTTGTAATGCTTCCAAGGGATACTAAGAAATCATTCATTATGTTCATATTTATATTCCTAATTATCAGATATTTGATAACAGTTTAACACAAAATAGACAAAAAAAGAAAGTGATTCGTTTGAATCACTTTCTAATCAAAGGGAGTTTTATGTTCGATTAATACATTTACTTACCTGTAGAGCCAAATCCACCTTCACCGCGAGTAGTATTTGAAAGTTCCTTACAGTCCACGAAGAAGGCTTTTGAAACAGAGGCTATAACACCCTGTGCGATACGCATACCTTTTGTAACAACCTTATTATAATAGGAAGAATTTTTCAGGATGATGCCAACTTCACCACGGTAGTCGGAATCAACAGTACCTAAGATGGCTTCAAGACCTTCTTTAAGGGATAGACCTGAACGAGGTCGAACCTGTAATTCAGATCCTTCTGGAAGCTCAAATGACCATCCAGTTTTAATAAGCTTGATTTCACCGGGCTGCAAAGTTACTTCTTCAATGCTTGTAAAATCAAATCCAGCAGCACCCTCTGATTTATATTCCAGAGGAAATGCTTCTGTAGAAACTTTTTTAATCTTTACCATCACCTGACCATTTTTCATTTATTTTTCCATCCTGTATAAATTTTTTTCCGCAACAACAACCCAATTAAAAGTTTTAACACCTGTTTTAGCATCTATTGAATAGTATGCTACATTGTTCTCAAGAGCTTCATTGCTGATTTTTGCAGCACCACATAAAAATCCAATTGTAAATGATATAATAACAACAATACCAAGAATATATGTGAATAAATCTGTCATCATTATCTGTCCTACAAGAGTTATTTGCCGTCTCTCCGAGCTGCCACCGCTTCTTGCCCCTTCCAGTTTTGGTCCTGAGCGGTCAGGGAATTGTAGGTTCTTACTGACACCTCATATGTGATAGTGGGGGTTGAACCCACAGTCTTCTACTTACTCCACCGCCAAGGTACCCTTGAAACAGTTTTTGTTGCTGTCAAGTGGATGGGATTGAACCATCGTCGAGTAGCTGCTTCAACCATTGAGCTATATCACATCACAACATTCGTCTTTCCGAATTGTATATTCACAGGTTCGTCGATTTGCTCCTCACAACTTGTACGTCTACAAGATACTTGTTTCCACGACCGGAGTGTGAACAGTCCTCTGCATTTCATCTAATGGGATTCGAACCCATATACCTTCTGCCTTCCGGATTAGCGCGAGCCTAAGCCTTTACCAATTAAGATATAGATGAACATTTCATCTAATGGGATTTGAACCCATGTTGCTGGTTATCGGAACCAGTAGCCTCACCCCTAGCTGATAGATGAACATTCGTCTGATAGGACTTGAACCTATATCTATTTACTTATTTCAACCGTGCTACCAGTTGCACCACAGACGAAACCAAATCTTTATTATGTACCTTCCTGATACATATTAACACATTTTGATTCTTTAAGCAAGCTTAATATTTTATCTTCTAATTTTTCCATGATATCTATTAGAGTTTTTACAGGAATACTCTCGCTTGTAAACAGTTCCTTTTCAAATCCCTCATAGTTGAAATTTAAGTTGCTCATATTCCTTTTAAAACTTACAATTGGGCTTTTTATCTTTTCAACTATTTTAAGCCGATTACTCAGCCTTTGACGGATCTTTCGATAGTCTCCACAACAGGCACATATATCATCCATATTCACAATAGAAGAACAACCACAGATAACACATTTACCATATTTATATCCCGCTACTTTATGATTTGTAATTTTGTTTCGTATAGGAAGTTTAAGACCGGCTGCAATTAAAATGATATCGTTCTTTTTAAAGCAGAGAAGACATTTATTTAATTCAGGTTTCCAAACTTCCCGTTCAAGTAACTGAATGGCATATAAGTGCTTGAAGATACATATCCTTGGAGTGGAATTTGAACAGTATGTGTTTACAAGGCGTTTATTGAGCATATTATCTGGAAAATATTCCCTCATAAAATCCTGTAGAAAGACCAATGTGATAACTATCTGTCATTTCCTGAAAACGGGTAGTCAGCATTTCCATTTCAAATTCAGAGATATCTAATGGGATTAATCCGGATTGTAATGCATAAGCTGCCGATGCACGAGTATCCACTTTGAATAGAATTACTTTACTCTTGTTTACAAAGGCTGGTAATGCTGTATGTAATCTGGTTGTAAATACCTTATCAGCGCGTCTTAAATATGTTTTAAACTCAGCAACACTTTCGGGCTGTATAATACAATTTTTCTTTATATTATGATCGACAAGGAAATCATAATCTCTCTTGTAATTCTGACAAATGAAATATGTTTCTGGGTACGTTAATCTCATTAAATTAAAGGCATTTTTAATAACTTCAAATTCAGATGGATTTAAAACTGCGGATGTAATTGAAAACAAATTAATATCCCTTTCAACTTCCTTCTGATCTGATTTATAAAAAAGGGAATAAGAAGCCGGACAGGGAAGGAGTGTGTTTTTAATTGAAAGAGCATTGAGTATTTCGTGCGCATATCTATCTCGCACTGTGGTTATCTTTGCAATACTACAAGCTTTATTAATTAACTCAATAGTTCTTGGATCGTTCTTTGCGCGTTCTACAGCCTCTTTAACTGTTGGTATTGGATTGCTACTTCCAAACCCACCAGCCAGTTTATAGAAAGGTTTATCAGCAGCTTTAATGTCATCATAAATCCCATCATCATAATAGAAGCTCCAATCTGAAAAAATGTTGTATTGTGGCATTCCTGCATATACAATAACATCACATTCTTTCATCTTCGCTTTGTCTTCTTCGGAGAGGACACTAAATCGGGAAATATCAACCCATTCAAATCTCATAGAAGGATTTGTCATTTCTATAAGATATTTCAATCCATGTCCTATCAGACAGTCTCCAAAATTAGAATCTCCATTATGTTCTGGTCTTACTTCTGTAGTATTTGTTAGGAATGCAACTTTCATCGGTTATTAACCTTTCTATTAAAAATCACTTGATACATCTTCTTTAACATATTTTGACTCATTTGTCCATCTTTGAAATTCTTTCAGATATTCTTCTTCCGAATATTCCTTCTGACCGTCTTTTGGATTCTTTGCAACAGATGGTAAAAGGTCTTCTATTTCCTTTGGAGATCTTGATAAAAGGTTAAATACAACCTGACAAACCGCATCAGCCACGTCCTTAGTACCTGCGGGTGGATGGTCAACCTTTCCGGTTTCGTAGGATTTTTCAAGAGATAATAATTCTTCCCGTAAGAAGGGATGTTCGACGATTTTAACCCGGTTTTCGTATAGAGCTTCTTTGAGGGTTTCATAAGCTTCTGGTTTCCTATCGACAGATGTCAGTTCAAATTGGATACCCTTCTTGCGCAATATCTGAGACATATCTACAGATTGCCAACCATCGGCAGATGCAAATTGAATTTTATATCCATGTTCGATTAAACGGAATACAAGATGTCTAATATTTGCAAACTCTATTTCACCGGCATCTAATTCCGGTACAATTCTGAGAACCATTTCAATTATCGCCGTAGGAGCTGTTTCGTAAGTCTTCTTAACCTCTCCTGTATCATGATCTATATAAGACCTTTCAACTTTCCTCTGAGAATCAAGATATCCCATTGCAAATCCAGCAGCATCCTTTTTCAATCCAAGATCGAACGCCACAAATCGGATCTTATCTCGGTTCTTGACGGTACCGACGATATGTTCAAATACTGAAATATTCTCCTTGGCAGAAAGTGTCGCCTCATCCACCGAGAATATCTTTGGTAGATTTACATCAAATGCCTCGCAAATCTTTTCTCTGCGAGTAAGGAAGGGTTGTGTTGAATAGATTGCAATACCAGCAATATCTCTTAATGCCGAATCAAGATCCTGTTTAAATTTCGGGTAAAAGTCCATAGGAACTTCTATAATAGTTCCATCCACATCCGTTTCGGTACCGTCGAGTATTCTGGCTCGCTTCATAACTTCAGAAACTTCTACCTTGAAAGTTTCCTTGGAATATTTATCCCTTCTCACTGTCCAAAGGTTGTAATCCAATATATAAGTATCGGATTTAATTCCATCATTTTCTTTCTTCCGGACCTCTTGTATTCTCTGTTCGATGAAATCATTCGGGAACAACTTTGAAGATGCAAGATAAATAATACCGGGCTGTCTCCCCTCTTTCAAAAATCGGGAGTCCTGCCTGCGCGTGAGAGATGTATACAATACCTTTGCCTGATCATATACCTCACCATACCTTCTACTGCGCTTAGATTGCCTTGTAACCTTAAAGAAGTTTGCTTCATCTATACAGGCTGAATAGATATTCAAACCGATTGCAGAAGCTTCTGAAGAGTTACCATTGAAGAGTTCTATATTCTTTGGAAACAACAAACTCTTAGAATCCTTGGAGGTATCATAAGGGAAGTCGTTTTGGAAATATGGGATGGTCTTGATAACTTCCTTGATATTATAAAATACGTTCTTCTTACTCTGTTCTTCTGTAAGAGATATGATCATGATAGATATCTTGGAGTGTGGCGCAAGACCGAACCATTTCTGAGGACTCTTGAGCTTAGATAGGAAATATACCTGCCATATAAGACCCATTGTAAGGAGATAAGACTTTCCCCATCCAATACCTCCGGTTAATATAGCCTCCATAATTTTTGCATTTGGATCATGCATTCTTATGAAGTCTTCCTGCAACTTGGGATGCATTGACTCTACAATACCAACTCCAGTATCAGGATTATAACCGGCATAATATGGATTATGTAGGAACTCTCTTGGAGTTAAAAGATTATCCTCATATGGATTCAAATCATCTACCATATCTATTACAATTTCATTTAAAACCTGCTCCAGAAGCTGAGGCTTATCCTTATATTTCGATTGTAATTCTTTCATAAGGGCTTCATTACTGACTAGAGAGGAGATTGCATTTTTTATTTCAATTTCATAGTTCATTTTAATTTTCTTTCATTGAAATTTGAGTTATCATAGAGTATTATACAACTTCTTTACCAAATTCTCAAAGGAGATTAAATACATTTTATGTTCACAAAACTCTTACCCGAACAAATTCAAACAAAACGAAACTTTATCAGACAGTACGTCAATGCACAAACTGCAGCAGATGGAAGCCTTGTAGATGCAAATGCAAACATAACAACAAAGAACATTGCAACTCTTGCAACCGAGCTACATAAGGATTTTAATATGCAGATCAATCGCAGTATCATGTACGATATGATAAAGGAAATGTTCGGGGAAATAGAAGCAATCAATTATCTTAAAGAACTTGAACATCATTTTATCTATCATCACGATCAGACCGGAAGTGCAATTCCAATACCATATTGTGCAAGTATAACCCTTTATCCTCTCCTGATAGATGGACTTTTGAATCTCGGTGGAGAAAGCAAAGCCCCTCATAATCCAGAAAGTTTTTGTGATATTTTTATACAGCTTATAAGCACTCTTGCAGGTCAGTTCTCAGGTGCAATTGCAGCTCCTGAATTCCTGCTCTTTGCAAACTATTTCTTTGAAAAGGAATATGGAAGTAATTACATCGAAACAAATTTGAGAGACATAGATAATCACATACAGGGAGTTATATACAATTCAAATCACCCGGCAGCCGCCAAAGGATTTCAAAGTATCTTCCTGAACTTCGCAGTATATGATAAATATTTCATGGAAAGCCTTTTCGGGAAGTTTATGTTTCCAGATGGATCGAAACCAAATTTCGAGAACCTTAATAAGCTTCAACTCTTCTTCCTAGATTGGATTAGAAGAGAACGTGAAGTATCTCTCCTTACATTTCCTGTAATAACAGCAGCGGTACTTAACGAGAATGGAAAACCAAAGGACGATATATTTTATAAACACCTCTCAATCGAACTTTCAAAAGGGAATTCGTTCTTCATTTACCAAAGCGATACAATAGACGCTCTTTCTTCCTGTTGTTTTACAGGAGAGCAATATGTGTTGATATCTGAAGACAAGAATAAGATATTTTTAATGCCCTTTAAGAATGCCTATGAAATTTCCAAGGATTGGAAAGAATGTTTCATCTATCATAAAGGATCTTTCAATCCCGGAAAGGTTATTAAGATTTCAAATCACAATAAGAGAGTATTCAGGATTATTACTGAGGATAAAAAGGTTTTAAAGGCAACTGAAGACCATATCCATGTCACAACAGAAGGTGATTTACCTACTGGAAAGCTTACAAAGAACCACAGTCTCAAAATTTGGAACGAACATAAGAAATGTGAAGAATCTGCAAAAATATATTCAATATCTGAAATAGAATATAACCACCCGGTATATTGTGCCGAGATGAAAGACGATCCTTATTTCACACTTGCAAATGGTATTATCACTCATAACTGTCGTTTAAGAAACTCAATAGAAACCAATGACTTCTCATATACCCTTGGTAATGTGGGAGTGATGACAGGCTCTGTATGTGTTATGACACTGAATCTTAACAGGTTCATTCAAAAACATTATCAGGAATTCTTATATCGCCATGAAGCGTTTATTGAAGGAAGTATTCTTGACAGCGAAGATACCCTCAAGAGCCAATTTATGAATTTTATAAAGGGTGAATTGGAAGAGCAGATCAGAAGAATCCACAAATATCAGGCAGCTTTCAGATACAATATCAAAGATGAGATCGAGAAAGGGATTCTTCCGGCATATACAGCAGGTTTTATAGCACTTGATAAGCAATTCTCTACAATAGGCATAAACGGTCTTACAGAGGCGTGTGAGTTCCTTAAATTGAAGATTACAAACAACTCCAAATATATCAACTTCACTTCCAAACTTTTAAAGATCATATCGGACACAAACAAGGAATCTGCAAAGCAATTTGGTATTAAATTTAACACAGAATTCGTACCTGCTGAAAACTTGGGTGTTAAGAATGCCAAATGGGATAAGGAAGATGGATATCATGTTACAAGAGACTGTTATAACTCCTATTTCTTCCCGGTAGAGAGCGATATAAATGATGTTGTGGATAAATTCATTCTACATGGTAAAGAAATGACACAATATCTCGACGGTGGATCTGCATTACATCTTAACCTCGAAGAACACTTATCACCCGATCAATATATGAAGCTCTTTGAAATTGCTGCAAAGACCGGATGTTATTATTGGACTGTAAACGTTTTAACTACAATCTGCAAGGCATGTGGAAAAATTATAAAACAAAAAGTAACAAAATGTTGCAAATGTGGTTCAGATGATGTAGAATATGCCACTAGAATTATTGGATACCTTAAAAGGATTTCAAACTTCTCCAAAGCCAGAAGGGAAGAGGCTTCTAAGAGGTTCTATCATGGATCTGAAAACAGAGAAATGGGAGTATTTTAATATGATGACATTTGAAAAGATACTTGAAAAGATACTTGAAATGCTTGGATTTGGTTTGGCTGGTGTTATATTTTTCATAACGATATGTTTTAAAATGACCAAATATTTCTTCGATGATGATTCGGAAGATGAAGAATAAATATGAAACTTGCAAGATATAATATTGTTTTTCAGGAACATCCGAAATATATCTCCCTTGGTCTTTGGATAAGTGGATGTGATGTACATTGTCCAGATTGTCATTCCAAAGATCTTTGGGATTCTATTGGAGTTGAGTTATCTCCAACACTGTTAAGTGAACTGATAGACAAATATAAAGGATTTGTAGACAATATAATCTTCTTCGGTGGTGAGTGGGAGATGAAGAACCTTGTAAACTATTTATCCTTTATAAGGACATATGCGCCCGAGCTTAAGCTAACTCTCTGGACAGGCAGAGAGGATGTTCCAAGAGAGCTTAAGGAATGTTTGGATTACCTTAAGACCGGACCATATAAGCCCGAGTTTGGAGATCTAAGAAGCCCTACAACCAATCAAAGGTACATAAACCTCAACACAGGAGAAAATGTATGGCTGTAGTAGATATTAACAACACATCAATACTTGTCGGACAGGAACTCAAGAAGTATGGATTTGAGTTTGATGGGATTTATTATAGATATAAGAAGCTTAAAATCCCTTTAAATCTTATATATGAACGAGTTAAAAGTATATTTCATATTGAAAGTTTAAAACATCTAGGAGATCTCGAATTTACATTGGGAGCCTGTAGGAATGGTGATTGGTGTTTTATGGGAATGTGTAAGAATGTTCATCATATCCTTGAATGGAATTCCTATATGTCTCCAACGGATTTTAGATATCTTATGGACCCAAATATAGATTTTGTAATCCGGACAGGAACTCAAAATATTGTGGCATTACATGCCAAGCGAATTGATGATTCGATTGGATATCAAATAATGGAGGGAATTAAAAATGACCGAGCAGGAACTTGATGGAGTGGTGGATGAAATTGGAAAATTTGCTGAAATTTTTGACGATGAAAGAACCTCAATCAAAGAAGTTTTAAAACGGAAGTTTTCTAACTGGTGATGTAAAGTTTGTGATACAGTTGATGGGCGTTGTAAGGTTTGTGGGATGTTAAATGCACCTGAGAATTGTGATCATCGCCAAGCACTCTTTGAAAAGAAATAACAAAACCCGCCTTAATCGGCGGGTTTCTTTTAATCATGTTTTAGGTCTGCTGATATCGACCTTTAAAATATCTAAAATCTGCTTAAAATCTTCAAAAGAAATACTAGGATCTTCTCTTTCCATTTTTAATCTAATAACTTCTCGAAATGCTTCTTTTCTTTTAAAATTAAGATATTCTTCTTTTGAGAGATAACATCTCCCACGAAAAAAAGAATTGTCGAGAGTATTGCAAAGCATCCTCGAATCCTTTTTTTCAAACTTTAACTGGTTGTCAATTGTGATATACCGCCTACCAACTTTGGTAACAGTTACAACGGTTTCAAGAGAATATGTTGTCTCGTCTTTGAAGAACAATGTTTGCCCTACTGTAAAATTCTGTTCCATTTCAGAGTCCCTCTAACAAATCTTCCGGTACATCTGCTTTGATCTCCTGTATAACAGGAGCCACATATGTCTTCTTAGGCTGCTTCTTAACCTGTTTGATTTCTTTCTTGACCTTTTCAATCCCGTCTACAATCCCTTCTACCTTCTGCATAATAACTTCGTTGCGGGTAAGGGAACCTGAAAGGTATGCAACAAGACCGGCATTGACAATCGTCGTCTTACTGAGTCCGACTTCCTGTGACTTCTCCTCCAACATCTTTGCAACTGGAGCCGGGATCTTAAGTAAAAAACTTTTGTATTCCTTCTTAATCGTTCTGCCCATATATAAATCTCCTTTAAAATTTGATAATAATATATATCATATTTTGAAATACTTTGCAATAAAAATATATAAAATAAAAAGTGTTGCAAAAGATATTAAAATGTGTTATAAATACTTATCAAAATCAAACAGGGGGTTTTAAAAGTGGATAGGAACAAACGTTGGCTTCTTGAAAACGTTCTAAACAAGCTTTCCAAGGAATGGAAAGTGATTCAAACTGAACCTTTTATGACTTATGAACTTAAAGAGGTTGTAGAAGATTTTGAAGAAAAGATTGAATGGCGTTTAAGAAGTCTGAAGATCCAAAAATTGGAATGGTGGTATGACAAAGATGCAAAGCTTGGGAGGCTAAGTGTAAAATGATTTCAAACATTATAAGGCTATTACAATTGATTTTAACAGTTACTATTCTTCTCGCGTTTGCAGATCATGAACGCAGACTTAAACAGATTGAATTCCGGACAAGTTAAATGAAGAAGCACGAATACTCTTATTGGTGTCCTAATCAGCGAAAGGAATATTCGTGCTTAGATTGCCTGAAATTTCAAAAGACATGTAAAGGGTACATGGAGGATGTAGATTTAAATACATGCGCCTTCTTCTCCCTGAGTGGAGATACAGACAGAGAAGATGAGTATACTCTGGGAACAGATAGATTTGCAAAAGATGTTATCATTAATTTGATAATAGGAGATATAGGACAATGAATGTAAGACCGCCGTTGATGAGAACCTGTAAGTACTGTGGGGAAGAATATACAACACAGAATATTTCTACAAAAACACAGAAAAGAAATCCTTCTGAAAGATTCTGTTCGAAGAGATGTAGATTATTATGGCATAAGCTTGGATTAAAGGAAAATCATCAGAAGAATTTCCAGAAACATTATACAATCCATAAACAGGATCTTTTAAAACCCTGTAAATGTGGAGGTTCTACAGGAGTTACAGAAGAGGGTAATTGGATATATGTAACTTGTTTCGAGTGTTGGGAACGTGGAAAGTTACATCCTACAGGTACTTCTTCCCGGGTAGAAAGGGAAGTTATCAAGGAATGGAATGAATTGAGAGCATGTGAAGCATGAAAACATATAAAGCCATTTATCATCTTAACAAGAACTATATAGCCATATTCGCTGGTAACTATTGATCTCTTGTAAGATCCAATCATAATATGTACGGACACTATGGTATTTGGAATGTCACTAAGAAGATTGACTTTATAGAAATTGCAAGCGAATATAAAAACAACATTGTAATCGTTTCTAAGGTTGATGGTGGATATGAAGTAGTTGGAATAAGACATCTAAGCTGGATGTCGTAAAAAGGAGAAAATATGCAAATCGAAATAACTGTATATAAGAATGATGAATACACTTATAAGGTAGAATTTAAGTATTGTCCGGTTGGAAAAGAACCAATCTATTATAAATGTGAACAATTTGCAAATTGTCACAGATTGGATTTAATAGAACTTCAAAAGTTTCTTGATTTATGCCATGAAGATTATGTGGCTGAAACAAACAAGCTACTTCTTGAATTGGAAAAGGATAATGATTCCCTTAAAAAACAATTCAACGAATTGGCTAAACGTTTGGAAATTTCCAAAACAGAAGGTAAGAGATTATTTGATGAAATTGATAAGATTGGTAGTATTAATCAGGTTCTTTGTAAAGAGAATAAGAAACTTCTTGAAGAGAAAGAAAATCTAATCGGAGAAATATACAATTCAAAGGCTGAAAATGCTACCTTGAAACTTAAAATGGAAAAATGGAAAATGGAAAATGAATTAGGTAATACAAAGGCAAGATTAAAAAGCTCATTTGAAGATAATGAAGCACTCAAAATTGAATTAAGTGCTGCAAAAGCAAACTTAAAAAGTAGAGTAGATAGAATTGAATATCTTGATAAATATAGTGATAATTTAATTGAGAGACTGCGTGATAAAGAAAATGAAAATTATTGGATGCAAGGTATAAGTGGAGTGCTTCTGGCATTTTTGTTTATTTCGGTGATTTTTGGATATTGTGAAATAAGAGAACGTAATCAACAAATGGACACTCTGAAAAGCCGGGCTGTAGAAATGGGACATGCTGAGTTTAAACCTGTAAATGAAAATTCTAACAAATTTATGTATAAAGGGGAAAAATAATGTTAATATTTTTAACTGGAATTTTGGTTTCTCTTGTTGCTTATACACTCGTAGAAACACATGAGCATAACGCAGATATTGAATCTATTGTAAATGGAATTTGGAACGATGGTGTAAATAGACTTACTGGTAAATATTGGATTAAGTTTGGAAGTGTTTATGTAAAAAATAATTTCATTGATACCATATATTCATTGGAGGATGAAGATGGGTTTCGATCAATCATTCCATTATCAATAAAAAATAAAATTAAAGAATTGTATAATAAACGAAAAGAAGAACTAAGTAAATTAAATGAACATATGCGGATTAATTGCATATTGGAAAGTAAAAAGGAGAAAAAAGAAAATGTTGAAAACTAATAAATGTCCAGAATGCGGTCGAAAAAGAACATTTAAAAAAACATTAGATGGTGTAGAAGCTTGTGAATGTGGATATGTTTTTGAAGTTGTAATAAAAGCTACTATAACTGAAAAGCGAGATAATGAAAAATGTCCACATTGTAGAAGTATTGATATTTCGATTGAGCGCAGACTGGATGGTAAAGTCTTATGTAATTCTTGTAAATATACATGGCATCGAAAACCTATTCAAATTGAACCTAAGAGACAAACATTTACCGAAAAGGTTCTTATAATGGCTTCTGCAATCCAAAACAAAAGAGGCGTACAACGGGCTTGGAGTAAACACCCAGATGAGTGGCAAACAGTTGTATTTGAACAGGATGGACAGTGGATAACTGATCCGGGGATATTGCTCCGCATAACTCCCATTATTAAGGACTGGACCATTCAACAGGCAGCTACCCTATTAGGTAAAACGATAATATATGGGATATCTGGATCTAAGTATCGGATAATAGGAATTGAAGAATCTGAAACTGCTGAATGTGAATATGTCCTGAAAACATCTGAAAAGGAATTTATCCAATCGGATGAACTTAGAAGGTATTCTCAGGAAGATGGTACATGGTGTAGGGACGAAGAATAATGACGAAAAGTAGACTTGAAAGTGGCGTTCCGGAACTCTGCAAAGACTGTTCACACCTGCGTAAGAATGGAGAAG